GTAGATTTCTACTTAACTCTTGCGACGGATTTGTACCTCTCTGGTAATAAAGACTTTTAATACCTTGTTCCCAAGCAAAAATCATCAGTTGGCTTACATCCTTTGGTGATGATTTGGGATGAATCATAATATTTAGACTTTGAGCTTGATCAATAAACTTTTGGCGTTGCGCAGCTTGAATTAGAACTTCTTTTTGGCTGATTTCTCCAAATGTTTTGAATACGTCTTTTTCCTCTTCGTTTAGGAAGTCCAAGTGTTGGACAGAGCCTCCGCTTACCAATACTGATTTCCATATTTCTGGAGTATTTTTTTCGTATTTTTCTAGCAAATTTTCTAGGTGTGGGTTTTTATAAGTGAATTTCCCCTTAGCTAAATCCTTTACAAAATAATTACTGTTCAGAGGTTCAATACTAGGCGAAACTTGACCAAGAATAAAAGAACTGGATGTAGTTGGGGCAATAGCCATTGTAGTTACATTCCTCATTCCATACCCCTTTAGTAGTTCTGGTTCGCCATAAACTAAAGCCAATTGTCTGGATGCTTCTTGGGTTTTTTCAAAAATTAATTTATGAATTTCCGAGTTTAATAGTTTTGCGTCGAAAGACTCAAACGGGATCATCTTAGACTGTAGGAACGAATGCCAGCCAAGTACACCAATACCAAGCGCTCTTTGACGTTCTGCAAAGTTAGCTGGAGCATCCATGAATGGTAGTTTTTGACATTTTTCAATAAACTCAGTCATAACCGAATCAAGGAAATATGTTAAAATTTCTGGAGCATCAGTATCTTTCCATTCGTCGTAGTGAAGCAAATTCATTGAAGAAAGGTTGCAAACAAAAGACTCATCTTCGCTTGAATGTAGAGCTATCTCTGAACAAAGATTACTAGCGTGGATTTTCAACCCTTTATCTTTGTAGACTTGCGGGGAGTTATTGTTCATATTGTCCGAAAAGAAAACATAAGGATATCCGCTCTCGAAACGCTTCTTGATAATTGCGCCCCAAATTTTTCGCTTATCTTTATCTCCAGCCAGCATTTCCTTCATCCATTCGTCAGTAATAGTTACCCCGATGGAAAGATTTTGAATAGAGTTGCCATCACCCCTGATCTTTAGAAATTCTAAAACATCTGGGTGTTCAACTGGGAGGTATGCTGCGAAACTACCCCTGCGTACGTTTGATTGGGATACGACATTTGTAATTGTTTCAAAGATCTCCATGAAGTGTACGGGACCGTTAGACTTGCCGCCGCTATTGATATCTGCACCCCTTTCTCTTAAGTCGCCAAAATAACCAGACGTTCCTCCGCCAGCTTTTGTCATCATTCCAACTTCAGCAGCCTTTTCCAAAATCCCATCCATCTTGTCTGAGATATATGAACCAAAGCAAGAGATAGGTAGACCACGCTCTAGCCCAAAGTTTGCCCAAATTGGGCTAGACAAACTGTACCAGCCTCTTGACATATAGTCTTCAAACTTATCAGCAAAACCTGGGATGCCTAATGTTTTTTGGGCAGCCCCTGCTATCTCTTTAATTCTTCCCTCTGGTGTTTGGTCGCCTTGAAGGTAGCCGCGCTTGAGAAAAGTTTTTGAATCTTTATTTAACCAGTAATATTTTTCCATTAGAATTTTTTTCCTTTTTGTAAATTATCTTTTGCCCAAAGAGGCTGTAAGTTTGTATAGTTAAAGCATAGTAACTGATCTTGTTCTTTTGTCAAGTTAAACAATGCACAGGGTTTAATGTGGTCGATATGCCAACCATCAGTACCGTAATTTTCCCAATTCATTCCATTTTTAAAATTGTTTTCTAGGTACGTTTTTAAATCCTCCACAGAACACCCTAGCAATTGAATCGTGTTGTGGGTTTTTGCGTTTCCTTTGAGCGCTTGCCAGATTCTGCCACGCAGACGTTCCGCAATTTTACTTTGCGGGTGCGTCTTGCGGCGCATTTTCTGGTATTCATTTTTTTTGTCTTTGTTGTTTTGGTAGTATTCGGCGCATTTTTTTAGTCTCTGATCTTTGTTTTTTTCATACCACTCTTTATTTTGCAAACATCTTTCTTTTGTGTTCTTTTTGTAATGATTGGAATGTAGCGTCTTTTGACAGGACTTGCAGCGATAAGATAAGCCATCCTTTCGAGATTTGTCTTTGTTAAAATCTTCAAAGGGCTTTTCTTTTTTGCATTTATTACACCGCTTCTTAAAACAGGTCATCTTCGTTGAAACTTCTATCCTTTTTCGAGTATTCTACTGGGCGTTTAAAAAAGAAGTCTGTGGCGCTGTTTCCCAAAATATCTTCCGAAAACCAAATTGTTTGATCTACGACTTCTTTGTCAACGTCAAAAACCTCATCCACACCAATTTGTTTTAATGATTCGTTGAGTCTGTTTTTAATGAACTCTTTTAAAATATCTGCGCTGATGTTTTCTTTTGAGTAATCTCCCACAATCCAATCAATAATTTTTGACTCGGCTTCAAAAGCACAGACTGCTTCTTCTCTTAATCGAGAGATAAGATCGTCATCAAAAATCTCTGGATATTCTTCTCTTAAAACATTAACTATTTTTATGCCTACCTTTGCGTGGATATCTTCTTCTTTGCTTGTGTACGCAACTTGCTGAGCTGTGTCTTTTAGGAGGTTTTCGTATCGATTGAACCAATTAATGACATAAAATTGACTAAACAATGATACGTTTTCCACAAACAAAGTGAACAAAATCAAAGAATATACATACTGTTTCTTTTCGTCTTTGTAGCATTTATCGAGATACTTTCTCAAGTAATCGACTCTTCCTTTGATGATGTCGAGTTTAAGGTTTTCTTCAAAGGCATCTTCTAGTCCAAGGACGCTCAAAAGTCTTTCGTAGGCGTTATTATGAATAACCTCAATGTTGGCCATAACGTAACCAAGATCAGTAATTCCTGGGTGTGGAAGATGTTCCCCAAGGTTTGCCCAAAACTTTTTAACAGAGACCTCAACCTGACCAATAGCGGAAAGAGTTCTTTTGACCATCTCTCTTTCTTGGTCATTCATGTTCACCTTAAAATCTTGAACATCTGATTGGAAATTAAATTCCTTGTCTGTCCAAAATCCATTATGCATGGCGTTTACAAAGTCCTCTGTCCAGGGATAGAGGTTCGGTTTTCTAGAGATTTGTTCTTCGAATAACATATGAATCAATTTACACGATTGAGACGACATGTCAATTATTTTTAACAAATTTGCAAAAATAGATTTTTTTACTTGACTTATCGTGTATTCATATTATAATTAATTTTCTTCCTTTAACGAAGCGGAACGCTGAGGCAAAGGGAGATGTTATATAAAATATATATTTTAAAATATATATTAATAAATATTTAATAGATTAATAAATATATATAAACAATAAGCCAAAAGATTTGTCTTGACTTTTATTTCTTTTTAAGTAATAGTTTTTGGAAATGATTAAATTGGATAGTTCTAAAGAGAGTTTTTATTTCTGCACTACGGCTGGCTGGTCTACCGTAGTTCAAGCTAGAGATGAAAACAAAGCCGCAAGTGAGGCTATTACTAGGGGGATCGACGTGCTAGAAGATCTAGCAGAAGTTTCTCCGTGTATTAGAATAAAGAAAATTGAAGAAAGTTTTGAAGATGCAGATGTTCTGATTAGAATAGATAAAGTATTCGCGGACATTGGGATGTATAAAGAATCTCGGTCGATTTTAGAAATAATCAAAAATTTAAAAGGATGATTGGAATAGGCGGTTTAGCAAGAGCAGGAAAAGATACATTAGCTAGCGATTTGTCTGAAATCATAAAAGCTGATATGGGTGTTGATGTAAAAATATTTTCTTTAGCTTGGCCTATAAAGTGGCAGTTGAATGATTTGTTTGAAAGCTATTATCACCTTTCGCCATTCACGGAAGACACGGAAGAAAAAAAGATCATTAGACCAATTATGGTTGCTCATGGAGAGCAAATGAAGCAAAAATTTGGGAAAGATATTTGGCTTAAAGAATTATTAGGTACGATCCATGAAGATCTAAGGTATAAGGAATTTTTCCCCATCATTTCTGATGTAAGATTTGATTTTGAGGTAGAGGCTATAAAAAACGAAAATGGCCAAGTTATTCATATATCTAAAATAGGAAACCTTCCTCCAAATGAAATTGAAGTACTAAACGACCCTCTAGTAGCCAAAGAGGCTGATTTAAACCATACTTGGCCAGCTTATAATTCAGATCAAGTAGATAAATGCATGGATCACGCACATATTTTGTGGCAGATGTTAAAACAAACCCACGAAGAAAAATGGAAGAAGACCTATACTTAATAAATAAAGTAAAAGACGATAACGATACAGATTCAATTAACGAATTGATTGAAAGATATTCTGGAATTTACATCGACATGGTAAACAAATACATCCCAGACGCTATGGAGGGGATTCATAAGGAAGATATTATACAAGATAGATCGTTTTGTATTTATGATGCAGCTCTTAATTTTGATCAAAAAAAGAACACTAAATTCAGCACTTACATTGGTAATTTAGCTAGATGGAAATGCTTGAATATTTACAATAAAAACATCAAGTTTCCGCAGTCTTGTATTTCTGATATTTTTGATGAACGAATTTCTTGCAGCTCTGAAATAAATAATATAGAAAAAAGAGAAAATATCGAAAACATCTTTAAAGCACTAAATAAAATACCAGACAAAAGAGCTAGAAAAATTTTCAAAATGAGATACAAGGATGGTGAAAAACTAACACCTTGGAGAAAAATTGCGAAAAAACTTGACTTATCAATTCAAGGGTGTATAAACATACACAATAAAAATTTAACAGAAATAAAAAAATATGTATAGCAAAACAGTACTAGTAGGAAATCTCGCAAGAGATCCAGAATCACGCCAAGCAGGGGAAACAACTGTTACCCGTCTTGTTGTAGCAGTTAACGACGCCTATTCCAAGGATAAGGTATCTTATGTAGACGTGGAAGCTTGGGGCAAGCTAGGTGAAATTTGCCAAAAGTACCTTGTCAAGGGGCGACAGGCTCTAGTAGATGGTCGGCTAGTCCAAGATACTTGGGAAAAGGACGGCAAGAAGCAGTCTAAGCTTTACGTAAAGGCTGACAATGTTCAATTCCTTGGAGGAAAGGGAGACAATCAAAAGGATGCTCCTCAAAGCTCAGCACCATCAGCCCCAACCTCACAATCAGGTTCGGACGAAGATATCCCATTCTAATGGATCTGATTGTAGAATCACCAATTAATTCTCTATCTTTCGGGAACGTATCATACAACATCCTCCGCCAACTCTGGCGGAAGGGTGTTAACGTTATGTGGTTCCCATTGAGCGGGAATTCCGACTTTGGAGCTTTCGATAAAATTGATCCTGAATTTGGAAAATGGCTCCAAGATTCAGCGAACAAAGCTAATTCAAAAATTGACCCAGAAATGCCGTCTCTTAAACTTTGGCATTTGAATGGATCTCAAAGTAGGATTGGCGCAAAACAAGCTTTGTACACTTTCTACGAACTTGATCAACCCACTGAAGCGGAGATTAACTTGGCAAAATTCCAAGACTTGGTTTATTTTTCTAGCAATTATTCAGCTAATAAATTTAAAGAATTTGGCGTTAACGCTAAAGTTCTTCCAGTTGGTTTTGACGAGGATCTACATAAAACAGGTAAACGGTATCTAAACCCAAGTGTAACCCATTTCGGGCTAATGGGTAAGTTTGAAAAAAGGAAACATACAGAAAAAATCATTAAACTTTGGATCTCTAAGTTTGGAAACAATAATGCTTACCAGCTAAGCGTTTGCGTTACCAATCCTTTCTTCAAACAAGAAGAGATGAATAATATGCTCTCTAACTGCTTAGGCGGTAAAAGATGCACTAATATTAATTTTCTTCCTTACTTGAAAACGAATTCAGAAGTAAATGATTTTCTCAATGCAATTGATATTGATTTAACTGGTTTAAGTGGCGCAGAGGGATGGAATCTGCCAGCTTTTAATGCAACCTGTCTTGGAAAATGGTCTATTGTGTTAAACGAAACAGCGCATAAAGATTGGGCAAATGACACCAACTCAATTATTGTTGACTCAAATGGAATTGAGCCGTGTTACGATGGAAAGTTTTTTCATGAAGGCTCCGCCTTTAATCAAGGGAATATCTATACCTGGGATAGTGACGTTGTGGCACAAGCTATGGATGACGCTGTCTCAAAAAAGGGACAAAATAACACTAATGGAGAGCTTCTAAAAGAAGAGTTTTCGTACAGTCGCTCTGTAGACCGCTTGCTTAAAGGGATTGAGGGTATTGCGTAATATTGGCACGCGCTTTGCAAATAGAAAAGCCTATGTACACAAAATTAATAGATCAAATTGAAAGTGCCTTCTACGAAGGTTTTAGTGATAGCTCTTTTCGTAAACACGGAAAGGGTTATGTTGGGCCGTTGGAAATAGTAGATAATGAAAGTTATTACATTGTAACAAAAGTTATAGTTGGATTCGAGTCGGCTGAAATAACAGCTAATATTCGAAAAAGCATTTTAAAAGTTTTTGTAAACGATGAAAAGGAAAAACCCACTGATGTTGTCAGTCTAAAATTAGATACTGATTGCATCGATGCTTCGAAAATCTCTTCGAAACTAAAAAACGGGATTCTAGAAATAAAACTTCCAAAATCCGAAAATTCCAAAACAGTTCAAATTTCTGTAGAATAAATTCAAGCCCTCGATTGAAAAGATCGGGGGCTTTTTTATTATTTATTATGCCATTATATTTATACGAAAACAAAGAAACCAAAGAGGTCGTAGAGGTCTTTCAAGGCATGAACGATACTCATGAGTATGACGGCGAGGATGGGAGTGAGAAAAGCCTCTGGAGACGTGTTTATGTCAATCCTGGGTTATCATTTGACACTAAGATGGATGCGTTTGACTCTAAATCTTTTGTAGCTTCAACCATTAACAAAAATGATACGTTTGGAGACCTACAAAATAGAGCAGCAGAAGCGTCAGAAATTCGAGCGCAAAAAAACGGAGGCAAGGACCCAGTCAAAGAAAAGTATTACGATGATTATAAGAAAAAAACAAACGGAAAGCTGCACCCCAATGAGCAAAAAGAAAAGTTTAAATCAGCCATAAAAAAAGCAGAAAAAAAAGGTCTTAACGTTGAGTTGTAAAAAATCAGGCACTTCGTCAGTTAAGGTTGATTATGCGAGTACGGTTCTTATCTTATTTATATCAAAATCAAAAGATAAATCAGAGCTTAATTCTTGACCTACAGAAGAGGAAATATTTTGGGATTTAAACGTGGCCCCGCTAATTTCTATACTAAAGTCGGTTTTCTCGTAGTTTTGGCCAGAAATAATTAAATTGTAAGACTCGTCTAAATTTAAAAAATTCTTTAAATTCGCTCGAACCCCACTAACTTCAAATGTCGAAACTTTATTAGAGAACTTAAAGCTCCCCTTGTTAGGGTATGTAGCTTTTCTTATTATTGGGTATTTCTTGCCTATTCCATAAATAGTTTTTCTATTAATCGGTAGGTCTAGACTAAAATCCTGAATACAGTCGGATTCAATTAAAAAATTTCCAACAGAGCTATTTCCGCTAATTAAAACATTGGTTGAATAATATGGCACAATATCATTAATACTATTCGAATAATAGTCGCTCATTTCGGAAAACTGAACAGTGCCACTTTGTAATTGATTTCCTGTTAGGTTTATTGCTGGAGAGTGTCCGCTAAAAATATTATTATTTTGCACCAGCTCTTGAGCTTGAATATTGCTTCCCACAAAAGAATATGCGGAATTTATTATTCCATTAACAGATTGAGACATGGAGATGCTATCTAAAAAACAATTTCCAAAACCAATAACAGTCTTTCCAGATAAGTTTATACCAGAAAAATCAACCCCTCTCTGATCGCCAATCACTGCATAAAAATTTCTATCTAAATCAAGATTGTCTTTTACCCCACCCGAAGAAAACATAGAAGAAAACAAATCTCCAAAATTTTCTATAGCATTGACTGTAAGATTTACGTCTGGAGCATTTTTGATGGATTGATTTACAAAGCCTTTTGTCCCGAGCGCAGCTACGTCTGTCCTTTGAATATCAAAAGAAAAATCCACGCCCTGCACTAAAGGCAAAAATGAAATATTGTTACCACTATTTGACTCAGCTCCGTAAGCGGGCGTACTGCTCTGCAAAAGGGCAATATTTTCATAAGTTATTATCGGTCTATTTATATTTATAGGCATAATTGTATTTACGCAGGGCCTCCATCAATAATAGTCCATAAATCGACTGTATCAAGATTTGTTCTGGCCGCCTCTGCGGCTCCCCCAGCTGTGTATAAGCTACCTCCAAAATGAACGTTAGTCATTGAGCTTTTTACGCTCTGAGCGTCCCATGCTATCAGCAAAGAATCATAGCGGGGTGTAGGTAGAGTCACGCCTCTGCAAAAATATGTCAGTCTAGATGTTGAGGTAATAGCCTCTATATTGAATTGATCTACACCAATTATATCACTTAAGCTACTGCAATCATCAAACATTTGCCGCATGTCAACGACCGAGGAAGTGTCAAAACTAGACAAATCTAAACCTGTTAAATTGTTACAATCTTCAAACATGTTATACATGTTGGTAACCGAGGAGGTATTAAAATTAGATACGTCTAGACTTGTTAAGTTGTTACAGTTTACAAACATTTGAGACATGGTGTTAACCGAGGAAGTGTCAAAACTAGATAAATCTAAACCTGTTAAACTATTACAGCTTGCAAACGTTTGATACATGCTAGTGACCGAGGAGGTATTAAAATTAGATACGTCTAGACTTGTTAAACTATAACAAAATGCAAACATTTGATACGTACTACTAGCGGAGGAGCCGCTAAAACTAGATAAATCTAGACTTAGGAGGCTGCTGCAACCTGCAAACATGTGACTTTGATTGGTTACTGAAGGTGCATCAAAACCAGATAAATTTATACCAGTTAAGTCTGGGCAATAAGAAAACATGTTGTTTGTGGTTGTAAGCAAAGGAGCGTTGAAGTTGGATAGATCTACACTACTTAAGTTGCTAGTTGAGCTAAACATCGAAGCTACACTGGTAACAGAAGACCCATCAAAATTAGACAAATCTAAACTCGTTAAGCTGTCGCAACTTGTAAACATATTAGTCATAAGGGTGACCGAGGAAGTGTCAAAACTAGATAAATCCAAACCTGTTAAATCGTACGCCTGCCCAAACATTTGATACATATCAGTGGCCGAGGAAGTGTTAAAATTAGAAAGATTTAATTCTATCAAGTCATTACAGTTTGAAAACATTTTCCGCATATTAGTGGCAGACGGTGTGTTAAAACTCGACAGATCTAAACCTGTTAAGTCGGCGCAACCGAAAAACATTTCACTTAGATCAACAACGGAAGATCCATCAAAACTAGATACGTCTAGACTTGTTAACCTGTTACAGTTTGCAAACATTTGAAACATATTAACAACAGAAGACGTGTCAAAACTGGATAAATCCAGATTAATTATATTTCTACACCGATCGAACATCTCTCTCATAGTGGTTACCGAGGAAGTGTCAAAATCAGAAAGATCCAAAACCGTTAAATCTCTACAAAATTGAAACATTTTCGACATATTGGTAACTGAGGAAGTGTTAAAGCCAGAGAAATTTACATCAGTTAAGTTTGCGCAGTTATAAAACATTTCTTTCGTGCTAGTAGCCGCATATGTATTAAAGTTGGATAAATCTATATTCTTAGCAACGTAGCAATTGTAAAACATTCGATACATATCAGTAACCGCAGATGAGCCAAAACTAGATAAATCTATACTAGTTAAGCTCCAACTGTAACTGAACATGTTATTCATAGTAGTGACTAAGGGGGTATTAAAGCTTGATAAATCTATAGATATTAATTCCCGACAATCAGCAAACATATTACTCATATCTACAACCGAAGATGTATCAAAATTAGAAACATTTAACCCCGTCAAATCATCACAAAGATCAAACATAGCACGCATACCAGTTACAGAAGATGTATCAAAACTAGACAAATCCATATTAACTACACCACGGCAGCCGCTAAACATCCAATTCATATCAACAGAAGAAGAAGTGTCTAATTTAGAAAAATCTGTGTTTGGGGCATCTAATGACTGACAGTTCCTAAACATATGCTGCATACCAGTAACGCTAGAAGAATCTAATCCATCCATGTCTAAGTTTACTAAGTCATAACAATCCCGAAACATTCCATCCATGTTGGTGACCAAGGAAGTATCTGTATTGCCCGCCGTAAAGCTAATCATATTGTCCCAGCCATAAAAAGCCTCGCTCAGGTCATCCCAACCTACAACACCAAGTTGATTGACTGACGTAACCTTTCGCTTATGATAAGGTAGACGGATATTTGGTATGTAACCGCTTATCCTTATGTTGTAATTTCCAGTGGTTGCGTATACATGCCTCATTTCAGGGTCGTTATACCCAGTGATAGTGCTTATCTGCCCATCTCCCCACCCAATCTTTATATCATTTCCACTTTCATTTTCACCAGAAATTTGTATTGGCTGATTATTGAGTGTAGTCACTACATTCATAGAGAATTCAGGATCAGTTGAAATCGTTCTATAATTATCAAAAAGATCAGGCTTTTTAAATAAAAATATTTCATCAAGAGTCAAATCTAAGTCATTGCAATCCTTATATACAAATTTATGATCCAAAGATTTTATTACAAAAAATTTCTTCTTATTGTACAGCTGGGGTAGGGTTAACTCAAGAGGTCTGTAATCTTCATGTTTTTCCATGAAGTGCATAATTGACCTAACCTCTTTGTCCGATCTATTCTTCAAAGATAAAGATAAATCCTTTATCAGTCCGCCGTTTTGATCCTGCTTAATAAAAGAAGAAAAAGAATCCTTTAGCTCAAAAATATTAATCGACCTATCTGACCCTATAGATATATCATCATCTATTTCATAAAAAAAAGATTTCGACCATGCTGAGCCTGACCCAGTAGGGCTGTTTTCTGATTCGGATGCATGACCAGAGTTGCAGTAGTAAAAGTTTTCTCTTCTATCTGCTATTCTATAATAATTTCCAGTTTCAAAATAATCAGAATTTTGTTCGGCATATCCTGAGTAGTAAATTACATCGAATTCCTTGTAATCAATCCCAGTTTCCCATCCAGAATAAAAATTTGCAGTATTTAAATAAGAAGACCCGCTCCAATTAAATAATGATGAGTATCCATTTTTTAATAAATTTAAATCTATATCAAAAAGGCCGTTATGAAATTTAAAGTCATAATTTTGTATTAATAATTCGTCTATGTTTTTGTATATAGACCCAGTTGGGAAAGCTATTTCTACTCCACTAGAACCTGTTGTATTGAAATTAAAATCGCCACCACTAGAAGCTAGAGTTTCTTCTATAAAATGCAAAAACGACCTAGCCTCATCCTCTGTTTTATTGGAGAACTTTAAATTAAATTTTAAATTAGTTCCGTTTACGCCTTTTGAGAATTTTTTGTAATAATTATCCGCTGTGTTAAAATGAACGTTTTTATTTTCAAAAGACACTTTTGATCCATATTCTGGTACAAAAGTGAATGGGAAAACAGGACCGTCTATATTGTGATCTCTATCGTATCTGTTTGTAGATTGACTCATTTATTTTTTGTATAAGTAGCTTAATGTCCCGCCAGTTCTGGATTCCTCTTGAACAACTGTGGTAACCGCTGCCTTGACTTTCTGCGCAAAATCGCGCTGTTGGTCGTCACTGCCTTGTTCGCCCGCTTGCTCTGCCCCGCCATCTTGAATATTAAAAGTAAAGTCAGAAGAGTTTGTTACTTGAGATGCAGAATTGGATGTAGTCCCAGCCTCGGCAGAAACAGGGCTAACAACGCCACCATTCTGAAATCCTCGCATTGGCATAACACCCTCATTTATGCTTGATAAAAACCCAGATCCATATTTCTCGACCGCAGATTTTTTCATAACAAATTCTCCAGGGGTTAGCATTGCGGGGACGGTATCCGTTGACCCAACTGATCCGCCATTAGCGAATCCTACTGGACCTCCATTTGCAAAACCAAAAGCACCTAATACAGTGGTAAAAAGTCCGCCAATTCCCCCGCCGCCGCTACCTCCAGTGAATAAGCTGCCCAAATTAGTGGTAAGTCCTTTAAAAATAGTACCAAGCCCTTCTTTTAATCCTCCAAACAAATCGCTAAATGTGGTTTTCAACCTTCCAAAAGATTCCATCAGAGTGTCTTTGAGTTTTGAAAAAATTCCCTCGCCCTTTCCTTCTCCAGTTAAAGCACTAACTGGATTAGCGCCTGAAGCAGAAGTTGCTGTGTATATTGGATTACCCGCAGTGCCATCTGGAGAAGCCGCGCCGCCTTTGCCTCCAAACAAGCTTTTCGCTCCTCCTAATAAACCACCTTTGCCTTCCGAACTCCCAAACAATGCAGATGTCGTTTGGGCCGCTGCTTGCTCTAGAAACGCATCTCTTATAAATCCTAAAAAGTTTCTTCCAGCATCGGACAAAGCCTGATCTAGGGTTTTTGCCTCGCTGACTGCTTCTTTAATAGCCGACCCTAAGTTGTCAGAAAATTGTGCTGGTATATTTTCGCCCAACTCATCACCGAAGAAGACTATATCATTTTCTAAATTACCAAGACCCTTCCTTATTCCCTCGCCAAATCCTTGCGGTTTATTAAGGTCATTGATTTCTTGTTGTAATTTTACTTCTTCATACTTGTCTTTTAATACCTTCTTTTGGTTTTCTGCCTTACCTACAGCAAGGTCAAAATCAGTTTTAGCTTGCCCCGTCAACGACATGCCCAATTTTTCTAGATCACTTTGGATTGATAATAAAGCAGCACCCGATTTAACTCTACTTTCTATAAAATCTTTCTGTTTTTTACTAAAAACACTAGCATCTTTGATTGATTTTACGTAGTCCTGTGTGATTTTGAATTCTTCTTGAGCTTTCTCTAAGAGAAATTTCTTTAAAGCTATCTCATTTTCTAGACCCACTTTCCTTACTGTTGTTACAGCTTTGGCTAGTTTAAGTTCTCCACCTCTTATGTTGGATCTAGCTCCGCCCTTTCCAAATCCACCAGCTGCAAATTTTCCTTGATCTATGTTTTCTTTAAAATCCTTTTTTGCCTTACCTCCTGTAAAAGCGCCTTCGCCAAGACCAGATGCAACTATTAAGGCTGTATCGGCAGCTTTTTTGGCGGCGGCATCAATAGCATCAATTGCCTTGATCATGTTTTCGGCAAACAACTCTGCATCAAACTGCTTGACGGTTACGATTCTGCTGTCCGTACCTCCCATAGTAGTACCACTGCTAAAGGTTTGACGCTCTTTTACGTCTTTTTGACTCGCGGTTATTATGTCTTGCAAAGCATCTTTGTCTCCAACCTTTGCCAAAGACGCACTTAATGTTTCTTTATCTTTTAAGCCGCCAAAAAACCCTTTATTGATGCCCGTTAAGCCTTTTATTTGTTTTTCGAGTATTTCTCCTATATCCGCATCCGCCTTAACGCCTAATTTTGCAGCAAGATTTGCTTTATCCTTAGCCGCCTTTAAGTCGGCGACAAATGCCAACCTTAAAACTGCGGAAGCTTCTTTTAACCCAGACGATAATTCTCCCAGATCAATATTTTTGAGTTCTTCGTTTAGTCTTTCAAATCCTGTTTTTGTTTTTGTTAACTCTAAAACTAATGGAGCTAAGACAGCGCCAATTGCAACTGCAGTACCAATGCCAGGAAGCGCACGGCCAACTCCAGCTATACCTCTGCCTAAGCCGCCCTTAAGTCCTGCTCTTTTTCCAGGGGCTTGTGGATTAAATGTAGCTACTTTTGTTCCAAAGCCACTCAACTTAGCCGCAATGTTTTCCACTGGCCCTTTCAATAAATTGAGGGCGAACAAAGCAGAAGCAGCTTGAGCTATTTGACTAATAAATTTGCCAATACCACCTTCTGCAGTACTTAACGCACTGCTCAAGAAATAAAGCCCAGTAGAAGCGGCTATCATCCCACCACCAAAGCCCCCATCAGAAGAACCTCCTGGCGTTGCTGGCGTCGATCTTCCTCCAGCAGCAAAATTTGGAATAGCTCCAGTTGGCTCGTCTCTGGTATTTGTAACAGCAAGACCCATTGGGTTTTGCGAGTTACGTAGTTTGCCGCTTTGATTAATTCTTATTTGGTTTATTGGAAGACCAGCAGATTGCTCTCTTGCGACTGCTTGATCTAAAGCTCCGCCAGCAAAATTTGGGATATAACCTCCAGCAGCATTACCTGTTGCCTTCAACACTTTATCAAACATGCTTTTTTTATTATCTGGACTGGGTCTTATCTTAGCTTCTATTTGTGTGGCAGCCCCCAATTGTGGAAAAAGTTTTTTTAATTTTGAATTTGCACCACTTCCAACAAAGTCAAAAGCAGAAATTTCAGACCTTGAATCAAAATCCTTTGAAGATAACAAAGAACTCACCGCTGTCTCAAAAATAGTTCCAGATAAAGCCGATATTGCTCCAGAATTTGCTAATTTTAAAATTTTACTCGCCTGTGGCGGGCCACCCATTAGACCCGCTTGTTGGTTTGCTAGACCCAATGCAAATTTTCTAGTAGATTGGTCCAACTGCTCGTCATTTTTAACCCTAGAACCAACACCAGGTTCATAGCCAACCAAATCAAAAGCCACCTTCTTGCCTTTTCTCGTTCCCTGTATTTGCTGCTTAGCGCCCAAAACTTGTGGAACTACCATAGCAAAACGAGGATCGTATATAAGTTTTTGAGAAGATTTTTGGTTTTGTCTATTTGCTAGTTCTGCTTTCGCCTCAAGAGCTTTTGGTCCTCTGCCCTTCGCCAGTCCCCTTAATCTTTCCAAGCTTCTTGGTGCGGCAAAATTCGGAATAAACCCACCAGCAGCATTCAACTTCTTAGCTCCAGCAGGAAGACCCATAGTCTTAACCATATCTTGATTAAATATAGCATCTCCACCGCCAGCGTAATTTGGCACAACGTATTCGCTAGTATTAGCGACCATCGTCCCGCGCTTACCGCCACCAAAAGCAAAATTAGGAATCGAAACAACCTTAGCGCTAGATGGCGCACCGCCTACCCCGCGAGAAACATCACGAGATTCACTAGCGATAAACCCACCAGCAGCTCTTCCGCCTTTCCTAGTGACGCCTTCAGATCCGCCTCTTAGCCCAGCACCAAATAATGCAGGAGTTACTATCGCTGCTGCTTTTTGAACTCTAGCTAAAGCGGCTACCTGTTGGTTATAAATTCTTAAAAGTAGTTGTTCTTGGGCAACCTTATTCCCCTCAAGAGCTAAAATCTCTCTTTGTACATTTTCATTTTGAAACAGCGTCTGCAAAACAGACTGCTGCAAAGCATTTTGCTCCTGCGACGCTTTGTTTATACCCAGCAAACTACCTAGAGACGAGGCTCCAAATTTAGCTAAGTCTACAAATAGTTTTATAAATATACCGCCAATAAGAGCCAAACCAGGGACTGTTAAAACCCCACCGATTCCCCTAACTAGACCTTGGGCAAACTTAGCACCAAGAGACTCTCCTTGTAAAAGGTCAGTGATTCCGTTGACAACAGCACCAAAAAATTCCAATATATCCCCTACTTTATCTGTAAAACCAAGTTCACCCAAAACAGATGCTAGTTTTTGACCACCCACAACCAAATTATTTATTAAGGCTTCCAGGGTTTGATTGAGTGAATTGTTTTTCGAATCCAATGCTCCAGCAGCGGTCGCTGAAGTTTGTAAAGCTTTTGCAAATTGACTTTGGCTTGAATTTAAATCCTCAACCAAACTAATTAAAATATCTCTCTGGCGAACACCAGCGACCTTTTGAATAATATCCCCAGCCTCAACGCTTTTTAATCCAAGTCTGTTTAGTTCTACAGCTAACTCTTGGAACAGTGGAATAGCTGATCTAACATTACCTTGAGTATCTAAAACACTAATGCCTAGGTCTTCTAGTGCAACCAGAGTATCTGTCCTACCTAGTCTAGCAAAAATTGTTTTAAATGCATTACCAATAACAGCACCACCACGTTGAGTTCTTTCCTGTACCGTCGTAACAACAGCCAAAAGCTCGTCAAAGGAAACACCAGCTACACGGGCAGATGCCGACGCTCGCTCAAGACCATTAATCAAATCCTCAGTAGATACAGCAAATTTTGTATCAACTTCCGATAGCTTGTCGCCAATAGCGGCAACGGTTAAACCAGCACCTTCGAAGCCTTTGATAGCTGCAGTTAAACCAGCCACCGCTTGCTCTGAGCTAACCCCAGCGACACGAACAAGCTTCAAGGCTGTCTCTACCCTAGAAAGAGATTCTTCGACACTCAAGCCTTGACGAGCTAATTCAAGAGCGCCCACGGCTACATCATCGAATGACGTGGCTGTTTTCTGGGCTACAGCAAAAATACCATTACCAAATTGTTGTAATTGTTTTTCAGTGCCGCCAAGAATGGTGTTAATTTTGGCGAAGGTGGCCTCTACTTTAATTGTATTCCCGACAAGAGCGCCAAAGGCTTGAGAAAGCTTGTTTATGACAGCTACAGAAGCACCGAAAGCCAAAACACGAGCATTAGAAGCTTCTAATGATTTTTGAAATTCCGTAGCCTGTCCTGTTATTTTCCCTAGAGGCCGCGAGAGTTTTTCAAGGGATCTGGCTCCACCACCAAAATCAATACCTTTAGCCTTGGATTGTATTCTAGCCAATGCCGCATCGACCTTGGAAGTCACTACTGGATCAAACTCTACTGGTATTCTTGCCTTTGCCATACAAAGTATTACACTTAAACTCCGTGCAATTCCATCATTTCTTTCATGTTCATTGAGCCTCCTCTTTTCTTAATTTCCTCTGATAAGTCCACGGCGTCTTCATTTTCGGACTTCAGCATTTCTATATCTTTTTCATCTGCACCGAAATAAGTAGATGCCCCTTCACTGCTTTTGGTCTTACTGTTTGAGTCTTCTTTCTGATTTTGATAAAACCCAATCAAAAGCTCTGGGTCTCTCGCAACGTTTTCAGGTATCTTCTTGTTGCAATTTTTAAATATATTTAGAAAGTACCTTCCGTACGATATTAGTTTTAATTGATAGTTAGTAAGTTCCTTAAGAGGCTTACCAAAAACACCAATCACGTCTTCGCAAAAAGGCAAATACATAGAAAAGTAATCGCTTAGCACGGCCCTAGAAATACTATCATCACTAAATTTTTCAAAAAACTCTTTTTGGAGTCTGTATATCTCAATCTCTTTAAAGGGTTCATTTATATATAAATCTTCGAAAACCTTTTCTGTATACTCCTGATCATGATATAGTATATCATTTATAATAGATTTTTGGATATGAGAGTCTACATACTTTTCAACAGTCAAACCAAGTATCTGCTTTTTTTCTGATTGTAAATGGGCAAGTTTTTCCCTCTTAATCTCTAATTTTTCTTGAGCCTGCTTCTTTTTTGAAGGGAGTATTATTTGAGATATTATTTTAAACAAGCTGTCTATCTCTTGTTCGTAAGTTTTTATTTCTTCTTCCTCTTCTTTGCTCCACATGTCTTGCTCGAAAAGATCCAGTAGAACTTTTTCTTCTGACTGCAAGCCTTTCTTTTTGGCTTCCTGCTCGTACACTTTCTTTTTAGATAGTATAGCTCTCTGCTCGTTTTGAGATAGATGCTTAAAGTATAAAACACCAAAGGTACTACTAGTGACAGTAGTACCTTGTAATATTTCAGAAATAATTTCTAAATTTTTATCGCTATCCATCGTCTTCGATGAATTTCGCTATATCTTCCTTGGTGGACTCTTGAGCGTAAAACCAATAACCAACGATCTTGGAGACTTTAGAGACGACATCGAAGTCAAAACCTTCATTTAATTCGTACTTATCGTAAAAATCTTCAAGCTGCTCCTCAAAATCGATACCTTCAAAAAAGCTTACGAGTCCCTTGTCTTTGTTTTCCTGCTTTGTTAGGTTGATTACATACCACATCAACGTAGACCTTTCTGCCTTAGCGTCTGCAGTATGCTGATAAACGGATTGCAAGGAAGACTCTAGAGCCTGCAAATCTCTCTTTAGCAAAATAATCTCTACTTCGAGTTCTTCAGACCTATCTTTGTTTGTTTTATCCTTTGTCCTGGTGGCGATTAATTTATACTCGTTTTCTAACTCATTCAGTTTCTTAAGGGATCTTAAAAGCTCTCTCGATTCATCTTCGGTCAAAGCTCCGCCGTTGTCTGCATACTTCTTAATAAGCATCGCTTTTGTCACGATGCCCATTTTAATAGCCTTGCTAAGTTGTATAGAGTAGTGAACTTCGGCGTCGTCAGCCATTCTCCTTGTTGGCTTTTGGACCACAATTTTTACTGGAGTTTTCACTGTCTTATTAGACAGAACGGTCTCTAGTTCGCCCTCTTTATTTTTTCTTTGAGTTTCGACCTGCTTTACTTCAGGTTTCTTAATCGTGAATTCGTAAATAATTTCCTTAGCCATATTTTATTGTTTAAACCTAAATTCTACCGTTAGATTATCTAACTCACTATTATAATCCCGCAAAACGGAATTTCCAATATCTAGAATTTTTTTTCTATACAATTCATAATGCTCCTCGTCGAAATAATCTGCCATTTCGATTATTGGGTGATTTTCTGCAGGCAGGTTATCGTAAAGTTTGGCGAAATTAATTTCGTGAATTGACTGCATTTCCTCTAAGGTCTGTAAAAAATATTTAAACAGAAACCTAATATGATGATCCGACCGATCATTTAAAAACTCTTTTGCAATCATAATAATCCTTACCTACAACATGCTTTACACTAAAAATAGTGTAAAAACAGATATGGCTACCTCTCTAATATCAGACTCACAAAAAAACACAATCAAAGCTATAATAGATGATATCCACGAAACCTTTGCTAGGAATATCACAGTATACGAAGAGGGCGAAAAAATCTTAATCGCCGCTAGTCCCGAATTTAATGGAATTTACGGTAGAACTTCGAGCGGCCAGAAAACCACAAGCAAGGTGATCGTATCCCACACGCTTAATGTAAGAATTAAATATATCAACGCGAAAGAGCAAGGGGTCTCAGATTCAGAAATAAAAAGCCAGTTAGGCGTAGACCTAATAGATGGGTCAGTAAGAATCACTGTAGATTTAGCTGGATTTGAAATAATGAAAAAAGCAAAACGCTGTGAATTTGAAGGAAGAAAATATACAATAAATAGCAAAGGCAACCCAACTGGAATGTTTGGCCCTCAATACTATCAGTTTTACCTATCCCCGATTGAAGATTAATGGCTTTAGATCCTAATATAATAAATAGCCTAACAAAACAAATCCCGAGCCTGGCTAGGCCACAAGTTGATAAGCAGTTTAGGGCGGCATTCCAAAGAGTTAAAAACGAAATGATTGCGGAATTTCTCAATCATCCAGTCACCATAGAAATAAAAGGGGGGATTGCAGCTAAAAATTTAAGCGGCACATTGGACAATATCACAAATCTTTTTTCGTTTATAGGGTTCGACAGTACGTCTGACCCGACAGGTGACATAGAAAGTATGCTGTACAAAACAGAGTTCAAGTTTGATAGGTACACGAACAAATCAATAGAATACTCTGTATACATACCAGACGCAAAGGAAATTTTTGCGGCAACCCCTATGCCTTGGGCCTCTGGAAGAAGCTGGGCGAAAGGTATTGAAACAGGAATCTCTGGTTTAGGCTACTACCTAAAAGTAGATAGAGAAAACAGTAGATCTGGATTAGGCGTTCAATCGCCACGCAAAGTAAGGAAAAAAGGTGTAAAGTTTAATAACATATCCTACATATCTGCATTAATAAAAAAATATAAAATTAAATTTGAAAATCTAGAAATATGAAAGCCCAATACCAACATGAATTAATGACCAGTTTTTTGCTTTGGTTCGACAATCAATTACTGCAAAAGGGCGAAGCGTACTCTAACCAAACTGGTGTTCTTTATTATTCTGAAGATTCAAGACTGCCAACCTCTTTTAAATCTTATTCAAGCTCGTACAAACAGTGGGTAACGGATTCTTCAGTCACTGGCGATATCAACCCAATCATCCCAACTTCGTTTAACGGTTTCGATAGATCAGACGACCTTGTTTTTGATTTTGAAAATGGAAGAGTTGTCGAAACTGGGGGCAACTTTCAACCAGATCAAGTTTTAACTGGGACATTTGCTGTTAAAGATTTTAATGTATATTTCACTAACGAAACAGAAGAAGATCTTATTCTTGAAAATGCATTCGAATTAAACAGTAGGTATGGAGAATCTCTAAGTGGCATTGCCCCTTACGATCAGGTAGTGCCAGCCGTCTTTTTGAATTGCGAGTACATGAGAAACCAAGGCTTTGCTTTTGGAGGGGAAGATAAAACAACAAATACCGTCAAAGGTGTAGTCTTCGCAGAAAACTCTTATCAGCTAGATGGGGTTTTATCAATTTTCGCCGATTCGGCACGTAAGGTTATAGCTAAAATACCATTCTCAGAATACCCATCCACAGAGTATGGAGACCTAAAAGGCGGATCATACAACTACACAAATCTTTCTAACACCTATTTAGATACCAACCCTTATTATATTGAGGACGTTACGGTGTCTAAATTTTCAGAAAAAACAACCTCAAAAATACCCAAGGGCTTGAAAATAGGCTTCATAGACTTCGAAGTCTGTACAAGTAGATTTCCCCGCTCTTAATTTCACATTCAAACCTTTTAACTGTAAACAATATTAAAATATCATGGCTAAAAATAGAGTTATTTATCAATCCGACGCGCTGTTCGCCAGCCAAACAGTAAATTCTACTGGAAGCAACGAACACGCCCAACTTCGCAGAGTACAATCTGCTAATTATTCATTCAATATCACACGACAAGATATTAACCAATTTGGTCAGCTTTCAAGAGTTGAGGCTATCATTCTTGAGTCACCTACAGTGTCGTTTGATACATCTTACTATCTTGGAGACGGCTACAACGAACAAGGTCTTGCATTCAAAAATGGTACTAGCTTTGATGCTGGTTTTATTTCTGGTCAAATCTCTTCAACAAGCGGTCAGAATCTTTATATTCTGACAGCCCCAGAAGGCATAGATGCTAATTTCAACACAACATCCAGCAACTACAGCACAATCGGTATAGGTAATGCGTTCCTAACAGACTACTCTCTTGAAGCGTCTGTAGGTGGCATCCCAACCATTAGTGTTTCTCTTGAAGGTACAAACATGAACGCTACTGCTGGTATCTCTGGTTCTGCAGCTGGTTTCTCTGGAATCTCTGGTGCTGGTATTGATCCAGAAGCAGGAACAGTTCTGCCATCTCAAAATTCTGGTGTAAGATTCCCAGCAGCTTCTGAAGGTACTGGAGCAGCTATCCCTTCTGCTCTTCGCCCAGGAGATATTACCCTATCTTTTGCAAATGCAGATAGCAGCACTATTGTTGATCTAGATGGCGCAGGTAGCGCTCACGTACAAAGTATTTCAATGAGTATCCCTCTTGGAAGAACGCCAATTGACAGACTTGGAACTCGTTTCTCGTTTGCTCGTGTTGTTGATTTCCCAATCACACCGACTGTCTCCGTTTCTGCTATTGTTTCTGAAACTCAAACTAGAGCTTTGACTAACATCATCAATGGTGATGCATTCATCTCTGACCTTCAGTTCACATTTAAAGATTCAAATAGTGTCCCTAGAGCATCTTATAAGATGACAAACCTTAAACTTGATAGCGAATCATTTAGTTCGAGCATCGGTCCAAATAAGACTGTTGATCTTTCGTTCTCGCTTTCAGTTGGTGGACCAGACGATACCGTTAATAACGTTTTCTTCTCTGGATCAAACACTACCACAGTTCTTGGTAACCCTACTTCTTAAGAATAGTTGGTATAATTTCGGGGTGGAGCTAACGCTAAGAAGCCCCTATATTTAAAACTAATCCCGTCGAATTCGACGGGGTTTTTTTATGCCCACAAAAAAGCGCAACCCCTTTCGAGATTACGCTATCAGAGGTAGACTCTGAGGTAAATCTACAAAGCTTCAATACCGCCAACCTGCCTTGGGCTAGCCTGGAAACTGTTGTAATTAGTAGCTAAGTCCTGCAGCTCGTTGTAGGCATCTTGAGCAAGAGTTTTGTATACCTTGGACACTTCGTTCTTATTGATAAAGGTAATAGAGTTGTCGCCATCCTTAACGCTTAGAATATTGCCGTTTGTATCGTTGGCGATACCACGAATAGTGTTACGTGTCTGCTTTGTGTAATAATGATATAAATACATCTGCTTGTATACAGATTGTTCTTCTAGGTAAAGGCCAGAAACATCCCCGCTTACTCCAGAAAAACTAGTGTATAACACATTATTGAGTTGGCCTATATTGCTATCTAGCCACCCAGAAATAGATTCAACCGTTACTTCAGTCGAATCAAATTCGTTTATATATATAGAAGTTGCTAAATTGCCGATATTACTCATTATAGTATATTACACTAAAAACTACCCACGTTTTAAATACTCCTGCCTTAGCGCTGAGATTAATCTGATTCTGTCAAAACTAGGAGTAAAACCCAACTTCATTGCCATTTCTTGAAGCTCCGAAAGGGTTTTTCTTTTTAGCGTGCCTTCGAACTCTTTCACAGAATCCGCTGTAAGTACATTGATCCTAGCTTCAGTTTGGCTACCCATAGAATTCCAATTACCACCTCTCCACTGATTGAAAGCTGTGATTAAGGCTTTGTCCTGCGTTTCTGCATCTGCAAAAACTCTCGTACCTGTCCTTTCTGCTAGTCTGGCTTTTTTAACATGACCCATAGACTCTAGCTTTCTTTTAAAAACTCTAGGATTGCCCGTACCAAATGGGGAAACAGTGTCTACTCCCATAAGCTTTTCTTTGGCTTCTATTTCATCAACATCATCCCTTTCCTTGCCGTCAGCATATTCCAAATCAGAAATGTTTGGCTTTTTAACTTCTGACGCACAAGTTTCCTGGCTCACCTCTTTTTCAATGATTTCTTCTTCTATTGGCGCTACTTCATTACCCTCTCCGTAGCTAACTTCATCATTTATAATAGCGGTTGCAACGTAATCTGTAATTTGCTTTTCCTTAGTGTCTTTATTTAATTCGTCCATATGTGTTATATATTAAAATAAACAATACAAATTTAAACAAAAAAAGCCGCCCCAAATAAATGGGACGGCTTCCTTTTAAGGGTTTAATCTGAACTAGACAGTCACACCAACAAGAGCGCGGTTGTCAAGAACAACGCGACCTTCTTCAAGACCACCAAAGTAGCCGATCTTGTTTTGGCGGATGCTGTACTGATCGTCAGCGATAAGGCTGAACTCTCCACCGTTTTCGCTGTCAACAGCTACAGGGCGGATAAGAGACTCACGGCTACGGTCGATACCAACAACGATTTGATCTGAAGCAGGAGTGAAACTACCACCAGCGGCTGCGCCGTAGATAGCATTGAACTTCTGTCCATCACCGAACTCATTAAGCTCAATAACATTGATGCCATAGAACTCAGGAGCGCCAGCAGCACGGTATGCTTGTTCAGCAATAACGTCAGCAGTTTGAACTTCTTGTCCTCCTGCTGCGGCTGTGCCAGCAGCGTTCTTGGTGTTGATTGGATTGTAAGCAATTGAACGAAGTTCTTCAACGATTTCAGGAGAAACGATGATGTCAGTCATGCCACGGCCTTGACGAGCGTCAGCAGTACCACCAACAAAGGAAGTAACAATTCTCTTAGAGCGGGTCATAAGAGCATTGAGATCAGCCAATGTGAAACGATTTGCTTGCTGAGCTGGGATAACGTGATTATAGCCATTTGTAGTCGCATTAGCAAGAGCTTTCATGACTACGTTAGCGGAGATAGTGTTCTGCTTAAGAAGGATTTCTTGAGCAACACGAGTCATTGTCTTAGCGACAACATCCATACGGCCCTTAGCAGCATAGCGGCGATCAAAGCTTACTGCAGAGTCAAGGCTATAAGTAGCGATCTTGAGTTCGGCAGATGTTGGAAGAACTTCCGAAGTAGGAAGGCCACCAGCACGGCTTTGGCTGAATACTTGAACATAATCTTCATCAGAAACGTCGAAGTACAGATCCAAAGGAATCGAAGGGTTGTCATCAGCGTTGTACTGAAGAGTAGTGAAGAGGTTAGACAATGCTGGAGCATTGTTGATAACTTCTGCGAGAACAGGGCCGATAAATTCAGCAAGAGCAGTTTGTGCTTCATAAGCAACATCGCGGTTGCGAGAAGCCATTGCTTTTACGAGTTCGACTTGTTCGGGAGTGTTTTTTAAAGTAATTTTCATATTGTTAAATTCTTTTTTTTTATTAACCCAGCTTGACGACTACATAGTCACCAGCGAATTGATCAGTAAGACCGCCTTGTGAGGCGCGAGAGCCAGTTCCAAGAATGGTACCGAGACAACCAGTAGCACCCGCAGTAGCAGGACCGACGGTGCCAGCACCAGCAACTTCGAAGCCGCCACCAATAGTGAAAACAGATGCTGCTCCACCTTCGATAGCATTTTTACTCAAGGTGAAGACACCTCTAGTTGCAACAGGGACGCTTTGACCAGGAAGAATAGCTTGAAGCTCCTCTTTTTTGGTTACGTTATAAAGGAGTTTTTCTCCATTTTCATCAGTCTTAGCTGTTTGATTCAAAGTGAGTCCCAGAGGGGTTTCACCAGAAGCAGCTGGGCTGATTTCAAGAGGATTAGTTGGGTACATATCGCCACCAACGAAAGGGTAATCTGTATCACCAAGATAAGCGTCACTACCGTAAGTAATGGTATCTTGGTTAAGATTTCCGTTTGTTACTTTAACGAAAACGCCATTGGAACCTGCGCCATCACCAGTGGAGGACTCAAGAACCGAAGCGGAGTTAAGAGCAAACATATTTACTACGTCATGCTCGTTATATTGTCTGAATGGGAGTAATCTTAATGCCATAATTTTTTTTATTTAAATATTTTTTTATCCAAGGATGTTTTCGCGGCCAAACGCAGCAGCGAATTTTTCCTTCAAAGTTGTTTTTGAAGCTTGAGCTTCGTTATTGTTAGGTAGAGTCACGTCGGTAGCTTCTGCATTTTGAAGAGCTTGCTCAACATCCACTTCCTCGGTAGTAGCTTCTACGGTAACCTCAGAGGCTTCTGCTGTGCTAAGGCGCTTTTCAATTTCTGCGTCAACGCGAGCTTTGATCTCTTGTTCAATTTCAGCTTTAGCTTCTTTGTTTTTAGATGACCAGAAAACAGCCAGCTCACTTTTAAAGGAGGCAAAGGATTCTTCAGTTTCATCTAGGCCCTTGATTTTTTCAGCGATAAAAGAACTATCGCTTTCTTCGAGGTCGTAAATAGAATCTACTTCTTCCATGCGTGCATTAAAACGAGCGATAGCTTCTTCAGCTTTCTTCTCTGTTTCAAAACCGCCAATGCGCTCTTGAGCTACCTTAAGTTCCTCTTTGATAGATTCTACAGATTTTTCAAGCTCTTCTCTCGCGGCTGCGACTTCAGTCTTTTCTTTTTCTGCAGCCTCAAGAGAAGCTTGGTACTCGTCGTCTTTTTGTTTAATGGCTTCGGCAAAAGTCGAAGTCATGCCAGCGACCGCTTCTTCAGAAAATTTCTTTTCTGCGAGAGAGTCCTTCAATTCTGATAAGAGTGTTTCTAAGTCCATGATTTTAGTATTGTTTACAGTATTTTTTAATTTTTGTGAAATTTTGTCAGATATTTTTTCTAAATGCTTTGCTTGAGTTTTGTTGGAATTATCAATAAGCTGTTCCTTTTCTTGCTCGGCATCTTCTTTTTGTGTGTATTCATTACTGATGACACCCTTAACATTGGCCGCAGGTTTCATAGTAAAACCAATACCAAGAGGGTAGACTTTTCCAGTGATCAAACGGTAAACTGGACGACCATCTTCAGTCATGCCTTTGCCCCCAAAACTCTTAAGAATACCTTTCATTTCCATCACCTTTTCGGGGTCAGAAATAATTTCAGCGTCCTTTAAATTTTTACTGCCAATAGCGATGCTATATTCACTAAACCCTATTTCCCAACTTGCAGAAATAGTATTATGCATTTTGTTCTCTGGGTTAGTGCTATTTTCAAGCATTGTGGCAAAGTCTTTATCAACAGTTTTATAAACAACCGCGCCAAGAGCGATATTGAATGCATCTTTTTGGTCTTCATCAATGTTAATCAAAACAGTGCTGTCTGAATAATCACTAAATCCAGCATTAACAATGTGGCCTACAACTTTTGTTTTGTTGTGTTCTATATTTGTAGGCTTATGAATAAACTGCTGAACGGATTCAATAGCTGTTTTTGTATCAATGCCATCTCCATTTTTATTAAATTCATTTACAACGGCAGCGTTAAACGCAACGCCTATTAAATCTATATTTTTTTCTAGATCTACCGACTCTGGTATTAAAGATCTAAGATTCTCAATATTAGCTTTGCTGACATTAATTCCTGCTATTTCTTCGCAGGCTTTAACTTCAAATTCGAAAGTGGCGGTATACTTATACATCCTTTTTTTTGCTCTCTACAGCCCCACCTTCTTCTTTGTCGCTAGGCTTTTCATGGGTATATCCCATGTCTTTCATTTTTAGATGATCCTCATAGGTTTTTGCTTCGTAGCTTTTGCCAGTTTTTGGATCATACATCATATGAGGTTTAAAGTCTTCTTTTGCCGCATAAGACTTCGAAGCTTTCCCTTCTTTTTTCATTTTTTCAAGAATCGCTTTTTGCAAAGCTGGTGGCAATTTCTTTTGATTGTCCGTTAAGCCGCCTTCGCCAACTTCATTCATCATCGCTCTCATTTTGTCGTACTGCATCCCACAGCTTTTCGCAGTGCCTTCCTCATCCATTTCCGAAGTATCGACCAGCGCTTTATCATCCATAGCGCAAACGCTCATGTATGATTTATACATAGCTTCTTCGGTTTGGCTGTATTTTTTCGCAATAGAAATTTCGATATTGCCGTTGGAGCGGTCTAAGCTCATTTCGAGTGGGTTTTTGATTTTTTTCATTTTGAGTGATATAAAATTGCTGAAGGGTAGATCTCTAATTTGTGGGCTTCTGAGACATCAAGAATGTTTTCCATTGTCCCTAGTTTTTCAATCTCAGTAAAGTCATTTACACAAGAAAGCATTGTCTCAGTCCAATTTTCTTTTTTGGACGCACAGATAACAGATTCACATAATTGGCTTATCATTTTTTCTTGATTTTCGTCAAGAGATTCTGAGTTTAGTTTTTCTAGCATTTTTTCTTTAGCTATAGAATTCAACGCCTCTATTTCATAAATAGTGCCTTGGATATTTTCTCTAGAGAACTGGTCTTTTGAACCTTCTGGGCGACCAGACATACCTTTTGTTGGTTTGCTAGTTTTTCCTGGTTCTTCTTCGCCAGTTTCTGAATCAATCATAGGGACTCCACCAACTATTGGGTTGAAATAACCCTTCTCTCTCTGTTCTACGAATTTTTCTTGAGCCTTTTCTAGATTCTCCGCCAACGGGAATTCACCAGTTTGGAAAAGCTTCATTCCCTGCTCTGCGGTAATAAGACCAAGCTCCATAAGCCTTGTGGCTACTCTCATTAATTGAGTTTCGTCACGCAAATCAATATCTTTAAACTTAACAGTGGGGTAGGATCTGAAACCTAAGTCTAGAGCGATTCTGCGGATTTCTGGCTGCAAAAAGTCTTGGATAAATGCCTCACGAGCTTCCTTAAGTCTATCCAAAAAGACGCGAGTCTTCATTTCAGCGCCATTATACTTATCGTCATTCAGTGCTATGTTTTGTAGACCGTCTTTAATGTCCTGGTTAATAACTTCATACTTACCAGGACCGACTACTTTATTGATATCTGGAATAACAAAATCTGCTTTTGTCGTGTAGTCTGACACTAGAACACGGCCAACAGATTCGTTTTGAAAAAGCGTTTGCATAGCCTTTACATTGTTGGGGTTGATGCCTCCTTTATCTGGCTCCGCTCCCATTGTAATCATAAGGATTACGTTCTCGACCGTTCTCATGATGGCTTGATCCATCTTCTTCATTTCCATCTTAGCGTTAATGTCTTCAAGGACTGGGTAACCGAATGGAATAGCGAATGGCTCGTAATCTTGTTTCTTGTAAAAGCTATAAGACATCTTTTCGCTTTTTAAATTTATCATGAGTCCGTCTTTAAAATAAGCGCCGTCCTTGATTTGTTTTTTGACTTCTGGATCTAAGGCGTCAAACACAGCCTTGTCATAATCATTTTTAGGACTAGCTAATCTTTCTATATCAAACTCAGAGAGGATTTTTGCGTAACCTCCATCTTTTGTGTTAAACACGGTACTGCGCTTAGCTACTATTTCGAAAGGATTCAAAACAACATATTTTAATGGGAACTTATTTAAAGAAGGTCCGTCTGAAACGGTTTGGGAAAACTTTTTATAATCTTCTATACTGAATTTGCCGTCCACTCTGTATAGGAAAATATTTCCACTTCTATAATACTCTCTAAAGTACTGATCCTTAAGATCCCAAATTTTAATCCGATCAAGAAGCTTTTCGAAAAATTTTCTAGAAGTTGAGCTGCCTCCTTCTAAATAGAGTTCTGCATTCGCGAACTCAGACATCATATCAATAGTATTTCTAAAGATAGGCACATTAGCGTAAGCCTTTTGGCAGAGTTCAATAGCGTCCCTGACATTAGCTCCATCAGAAGCCATTTCGTAGGGGAGCATCCCAGCTCTTATTTGACTAAATTTGTTTAGTGGGGCCGTAACAGAAGATCTGTTTATTCTTGTGCTTGTAGTAGACGATGAGAGATTGCTCACAGAACCAGATCGATTGTACGACCCCTGAGAAACATGGTATGCCTCGCCCATTGTAGCAGGCTCGACCACTTCTTGAAATTTTGGAGCCTCTGGGGCAACCCTTTTAAAGTTATTCCAATAATCGGATTTTTTTGTGTATTTTCTTTTGGGCATGATGTATTATAAGTTACTTTACACAATTTAAAAGTTACTTTTTTAACTTTTTTTAAATAAACATAGGAGTGAAGCCATGATTGCTTTCCTCTGGTATGTCCATCATGTCGTAATATATGTTCATTCCCCAGTTACCTAGTACTAGAGCTGAATAGGAATCCTTTCTCGGTCTATCTACTCCCTTCTGCCTTTTTAGGTTGCTAGGTAAATCAAAACTTTGAGTACCGCCAGCAGAACTAGAAACTTGAATCAAAGCACATTCAGCCTTTGTTAGGTCGATCATATCCTTCTGGTGTTCAACAAATTCAATCATTTTTGCGCCAGCGTTCTTTTCGTCTTCGTATTTGGAGAATTTTAAATCTTTTATTGGTATTTTTTTAGCTCTTTGGATCGAATAATTGTCGTCCATAGCTGTAGCTGCAAAATAAAGTTTTTTTCTATCGAAAGCAGTCTGTAACATTTCGTTACCATTTCTAATCCAAACGGAAGTTGGTTTTCTTAAGTAACAAATAGTTTTATTTGATACATTATAACCTCTTCTTGCCTCTTTCAGGTCCTTTACATAATCGTGCGGGTTGTCCAAACCAGCGTCGAACATTCCTATTTCCAGTCTATCTTTTTTAAATAAGTCACTTTCGTTACAGGAATTCATGAATTGCACGCCGCCATTGTAGTCACCTACAACCATGATTATATTGAAATGATCAATAAGATATTTAAAGTAAGTCATGTGCTTCTTTAGGTTTGTGCCAGGAAGAGCGTAACTGTGAACTACAACACCTTTTTTATTTTCTGGTATAAGCTTAATAACCTGCATAGCGAAATCATCAGAAGCTTCAGATTCAGACCATGATGGGTCAAATGCTAGGATATATTCAGCACCCTCTTCTCCGCCTACTTCAACCGCTGGAGATTCTCCATCTTCAATAGTGCATTCAGCCATCTTGCTTATTTTGAAATAACCAGCGCTATCATCTGTAAATTGAGCATTAAATTCTCGGTCAATTTGAGACTGGCTCATAGTACCTCTTGCTTGAGTTATAAGATTTTCATCATACAAAGCTTTAGGGGCGCAATCATAACTAAACTGCATAATACATCTTCTGCCTTGGTTTTTAGCGCCAGGATTAAAGATCATATTTTCATAAGCCTGATACATTTTATACAAATATTCAAACTTATAAGATGCCGACGAAAGCCCTATCATTTTATTGGAGGGCCATTCCGTACGTTCTTCTTCTGTCATTTTGCCAGCAGCAATCATAGCGTCTTCTGCATCGCTAATTTTTTGTCTTTCTTGTGGGTTTTCTACAACAGCCAAGAAAGGCAAAATGACTTCATTCAAAATTTTTTCTGGCATAAGCAGAAGCTCATCAACAATAATTCTTTGAAAACGGAAACCACGAAGTTTTTCGCCATCACCAAGAGGTAGAGCTGTGATTCTACTCTTACCAATCTGCATCGACCACTCATCATTTGATTTGCTGACCTTACCAATGCATTGTCTGAATAATTCTGCTTTTTTATCTAGAGATATATCTTCAATTTTACGGAAAATCATTTTTGATTGTCGAAAAGACTTTGAAATAATACCTATATGAACCCCTTGGTTTAGCATAGCGTCTAGTAAAGCGAAAATGCCCGTAGAGAAGGACTTGGACATACCTCGGGACCATACTCCCAAAAAGTAATCGTTCTCCATCATGGCCTTTACAGCCATATGTTGGAATGGAAATAATTCTACCCCAGTGAGTAATTCTGTTGTAAATGTTACATTATCCTTTAGGAACTTGTACAAGTAATACTTAGCTTTGTTATCCTCAAGGTAACCATCAAGATCTAAAATTTGTTTATTTATATCTTCCCTATCTAGCGGCTTTTGATTTCCTGTATCCCAACTCATATTTGCTCCTTATCTAAAAAATATTGTACATCTACATCCCAAAGTTTGTCACCTAAATATAAAAGCTTGGGAATAATTTCTTCGCTATGTATTCTGTTGTCAGTAAAAATAAATTGACAATTACCAGCGAACTCGTGTTGTATTGAAATCATATTAGAGAATACCCAACTCAGTTTTGGCGCTCTTCTACCTTTTGTAAAAATAGCTTCCTTTTCAATTGCTTTTATTGGTTTTTCTATAACTATATACATATAACTATCAAGCTCTACGCATCTTTTCATTTCTTTCCTGAACCTATCAACCTGACCCCCGAACGTGGATAAGAAATCGCCAGAACTCTTTCTATCTACAAACGTATTAGAAAAATCCTTGCCACCTAATGTGTAATCTCCAAAATCTAATTTTAAAATTTGGGATTTGGGGAATTGTAATGGCTGCTGCTCCCTAGTATCGATTAATACTTCGACATCAAAATCTTCTTTAAACTCCTTTGGCATACCCTTATAAAATATTGGCTCGGCTCCCATTACGTCACAAGCTTTTGTATATGTGCCGAAATGCTCTTTAAAAACATCTAGGTCTGGCAACTGTCTTTTTAAAAGCTCAATATGGAAAGGCGCATTTTTATAATTCTTTTGTTTTATTCTTCTTTTTGCTAATTCGATTATATATTCTTTGACTTCGGCTGGGTCGGATTTTTTGCACCAAGCCACTAGTTGTGATCTATTAATAAAATCATTTTCGAAATACTCTTCTTTTTTCTTAAAAGGTAGGGGATTGCCGTTGAGCTTATTAAAGCGCGGATAATGTTTCACATAGTAATCTGCCACATAAATTTTATGAGCTTTAAGGTGACCGTGTAGGGATTTTTCAGAAGTGAATTCCAATCCGCATTCTTTGCATTTATAAGACATCTTCAATGCCAATCCCTAGCACTCTTGCCTTCCAAGCAGCCATACCCTCCAAACGCTCGGCCTCTTTTCTGATTGTTTGTTTTTGCATATCCGCTATACGCACCATATTTTTTCTTTCCTCCTCTTCTTGGAAGAGCTGGACAATAGCCAGAAATGACGCTGTATCCTTTTGTTGATTCGCTAAACGCGTACCACGATCCCCCTGGAGCTTCTTTGTTAAGTTTTCGATACGAGTCTCACATTGATGGTACTCAGAGCTTTTAGCCTTAATTATCTCCGCTAAACGAACAGTCATCTCATCTTGGTGTCCAGCATCCTCAAACATTTCGTTCAGCTTCTGTAGGTGGCCAGTAATTAATTCTAGATTAATAATTTCCTTAGAGACGTTCATATACAAATTCAATTCATCTGCAGTCAAGTCTGGCTTGTCCCAAGTGAGTCGTATCATCTCCTGCTCAAATAATTCCTTGTCTCTAGGATTAATATAATTATTAACGACCGCTACAAATCTTGAGTTGCTAAGATTTATTCTTAGTTTGTTGCAGCAAGAGTGGTGGGTTCTAGACATCTTGCCTTCTTCCAGCCCAATACCAGTAGAATCATTGATTTTTTTAATTATTCTAGAAATGGCTTGGGGAGGTATGTAATTACCAGAAGAGTCTTGGCCTTTTTCCTTTTCTTCTTGCTTCTCTTGATTAACTATTTCATTAATAACTCTCCACTCTTTTGAAAGCCTTTTTACTGGTTCATTAAAAATAATATCAGCGATTTCTGAGGTGTTCATACCATCCTCCTTAAACTCCTCAATTTTAGAAATCTGACCTTCTGTAAGTTTTATCTCATTCGCTTTATCATGTTTTGTTGTCTTAGCTTTGTAGCCATTTTTTGCCAAGAACTTTGTGACGGTGCGCCCTTCTTTAGACCGACCATCAAGCTTATCATCTTCGAATACAATTCTTGTGATGTTTATAATATTAGGGTCAGACTTAAAGCTTTTTAATATTAAATCTTTTTGCTCTTCAGATAAATCTATCATAATATATCCTTTTCTTCCAAAATTTGCTTAGCCTTAACGTGAAATATTTTCTTTAAGTTTTTGATTTGCTTGTAGCCAGCTGACCTTTTCTTTTCGTTTGTTTTGAACCCCAAATATTTAGCCACCTCTTCGTCGCTTTTGTTTTGAACAAACAGCATTTTAAAAGCTTGAAAAAGTCTATCGTTTAAATGCGGCCTCATGGCGTTAGTTAGTTTTTTTGTAGCCTCTTCTAAATCTAAAAAAGTGTCCTGCTTTGATTTCATTTCATAAGAATGATTTTCCATCGTAACTGCAAGTTTGATATCGTATGCTGACTTTTTCTTTTGTTCCCACTGTTTGTATTCCGCACAACTACTTTCCTGAATACCACTTCTTGTTTTTGAGCATCCGTCACCACCATTGTTAAATTCGCACCTCAAGCACGGACGCACAAAATTGCCATAATGATTACGCAGTAAGTTTTTAAATTGATTAGATACAACCCTATTCAACCAAGGTTCTACAGATTTAGATTGATCCCACAAATGCCATTTTTTATATATGTGAGTCATGATGATTTGTTTTATATCATCATAATCTATATAAGCTACGGCATCTAAATCCCATTTTGATCTTTTTCTTTCTAACGCAATTTCTATCTCTTGTATTTTATCTTCAAAGGAATGCATTATAGATCATCTAAGCTTTTCACACTATTGAGGCGACGCTTAGGAGCTGATTTACCGCCAAGAGAGCCAATTGTTTGTTGGACACTGGACCCAAAATCTTCAAGCTCATATTCTAATTTAGAGATGCTTGGTATGTATTCTGAGTTGGTGTAACCTTCTGAGTCTTCTGATGCTTTTGTCGCAACAGACTTAGAAGAAGGTTCTTGTTTTTTTGCACCTTTAGCCCCTGTTTCTTGCCCGCAATGAGAGCAAAAATTAGGGGGGCTGAAAGAGTACTCTAGCTTACCTCCACAATGAAAACAAAATTTAGTCATACCCTATTATACAATAAGATATTATTTTTTAAAATTTATTTTTTCTCTAGTTTGGAAACTATAAATTTCAGTATTTCACTTCTTTTGATGTCTTCAGTTCCAAATCTTGTGGCGTGAATTCCATTGTCCTTGGATTCTTGATCGTCGAAAGAGTCAAATATATTAGAGAATCCACTATTACGAATATCACTCTGCATCATGTCACCACAAATAATAATTTTCGAATCTTCTCCGATTCTTGTTAGGACTGTCATTAATTCGTTATGGCAAAAGTTCTGAGCTTCATCAATAATAACAATAGTGTCATTCCAATTAGACCCTCTAACAAAATTAACTGGGATGCAGTCAAATAAATTCTTCTCTTTTAGTATTTTTACATCGGACGGATGCATCATCTCCTCTAGCTTGTCATAAAATGGCCCAGCAAACACCCCAAACTTTTCTTCGATAGATCCAGGAAGAGAACCAAGGCCCTTTTGAGAGCTTTCAGCTATGCTCCTGATGTACAGAATTTCCTTTTCGAGGTTAGCATCCATTAACAACTGCAGAGCCGAATAAACAGCCATGTAGGTTTTTGCAGTACCAGCTGGTCCAGCCAAAAACATAAGTTTCGTCTCTGGGTCTAGAGTTGTTTTTAAGAAATCGACCTGATTTTGAGTAAATTTAAATTTACGTTCCTTGAATCTTACTTTATGACTCAACTGTTTGAATTCTAAATTCGGCATTCGATATATATTACACTTCAAAAACCTTCACGCTCTGCTAGATGCGTTAAAATACACAAAAATTTAAACTAAAGTATTTGAATATTGGGTACAGACAGACCCGCTTGTGTTACGCAGGCAAAGTTTAAGAGGGGTAGTTTGCGGCAATCCCTGTTGGTATATTTAAACCATATCCGACGTAATCTAAAGACACTTGAATAGTGTCTGACGGTGTTGCGCTAATCTTTTGTGATTTTAAGCTAGCGTTTGGCACAGAAAAGCTATTTAAAACAACGCCGCTGTTATCGATTAAAGAAAAAGATACATCCCTATTAAATTCTTCGTTCTGCAGTAACCCTGTCATATTTTCAAACTCCTGCTCTATCATTTCGATATCTGCTGAAACTGAATACTTTATAGGTGTGAGTATTTTAGATGAGGAAGATTTTACTGATTCTATCTCGTAAGTAGGCTTGGAGTCAAAATCCACAGAGTAAGAGAATCTAGTGACCGCCGATATAGTGTCGTCTAAATTAAAAACAATACTGGTTGGGTCAAAATTTTCTCCACTATTATCTGTGTATGAAGAATTTAACCTCAACCCTGTGGCAGGCTTTAAATCCCCATAAATTTTCAAATCCGCTGAGAGCGTTGGTATGTCTTGAGGGCTTAAAGAGATCTTGTAGTTTGTGATCGTTGCTTGGTCAAAATCCAAACCGCCCGTACCATAGATAAATTGCCCAGAAAGATTGGCGTATCCAGTTAGCTCCTGAATAAAATCTCTACCTATGCATTTTTTGGATATAGAGCATGAGGCTGAGCTAGCCTTGTTTATTTTTCTATTGATACCTCTATTAGCTAATAACAACACAGCCTCTTCCTCTACTTGATAGTCAAATGAGACATCGGTAATGCCCGTCAACAAAGTGTCCTGTAAAATAATATTTGTTTCTTCCGAGCCGTTGAACATAATTTTCTTTACACTTTTTTGGTATTTTAATTCTTCGATTTTTTTTTCTTTTTTTTATATTTTAAGTGTAACACATATCACCCTCCATTTAGCTTAATCGCGTGGAGTGCTTTTACTATATAGGTCGTACAAAATTTTGCCCCAAAGTCTAATATTATGGCTTTGGGGCTTTTTTTTGTGTAAAAGAGCTTGTACATGAGTATAAAAAACCCTCACCTTTTAGAGAAAGAAATACACGGAACATTTAATTGGGATGCTAGCACTGCAGACTCTTTTAAAAATGAGATAATTTCGCTGTTAAGCTCATACCCAATCAGCCAATCTCAAAACTTTCACATATTCGTTCATGTAGTTCAGGAGTTTAATAGAAAAGCGGATAAGTTTGGATTATTCTCAAGTATTATTGGCCCTATTGATGCTGGGTTTAGACCTCTGAGTCTCGATGATTTATTGGGTGACTTTTTATTGCTTGAAAATGGCTCCCGCGCACTTCAAGAAAATTCATCCAAACTAGAACTAGAGCAAGACGAGTCTACATGACAGCATCTGCAATCAAGGTAATTAAGGAACTTCAGAAAAAGGATTAATATGACACCAGAACTATTATCAAATTCATATTCGTCTGCCATGTTGTACATTACACTGGAAAAGCGTTAGTTAAACTAAAATATATTTTCCCTTGACAATTGCATATATGTATGTAGTATGCGTTGTATGGTAATCGAAGAGATACAACACTTGTTAGACGATGAAGCTATTATACTTGATGGTTTAGATGAAGCAGTAATGGGTCACAGCCAAGATGGGCTATTGATTTATAATTATGAATTAATGCTTGATCTTTTTATGAAACAAAACGAATGGACACAGCCTGAAGCTGAAGAATGGATTGACTTCAATGTTTTGGGGCTTCTGAATAATAGTTTAGGTTTTGTTGTTTGTTTTTAAATTTTGTGATTGACTTTTCTTTTTTTTGTATGTATAGTAATGTTATTGATCTTTGGCAGTTTATTTTTAGGAGGAATGGCTGAGTGGCTTAAGGCGGCTGACTTGAAATGCCAACTTGGCATTTCAAGCGACCGTGGGTTCAAATCCTACTTCCTCCGCCATTTTATGCGAAGTAGCTCAGCGGTAGAGCAGGTGACTGTTAATCACTTGGTCGTAGGTTCGATCCCTACCTTCGCAGCCATTTCAATGCATCCTTAGCTCAATCGGTAGAGCAGTTGACTTTTAATCAATTGGTTCCGAGTTCAAGTCTCGGAGGATGTACCATTTTTTATATTTTTCGTATTTTGTTGACAAAGCCCCAAAATGCCGTATATTACTTATTATAAACGCTCCGATAGCTCAGCTGGATAGAGCATCGGTTTTCTAAACCGAGGGCCGCAGGTTCAAGTCCTGCTCGGAGTACCACTTTAAACAAAAATTCAAAATAGGACGCATAGCTTAATGGTTAAAGCAGCGGATTCATAATCCGTTGAGTCTGGGTTCAAGTCCCAGTGGGTCCACCAATTTAAAAAATATGAAACTAGCAACAGCAACATGGTGCGCTCCATGTAAAACATTAAAAGCCAGAATCGAAAGTTCTGGGGTAAAGGTCGAATTCAAAGATATGGATGTTGATCCCAATTTTTTTGCTCAAAATAACATTCGCACAGTACCCACGCTGGTGACGGATGACGGCGAACTTATTTTTGGCGCAAACGAAATCGCGCAGAAGTTGGGCTTAGATTGATCGTGAGGTATAGAATGGGAGATCCACACCTCGATAAATCTTTAGTTTTTTATAAATATAGAGGTGAAAGGGAAAGGTGGGTCTCTCATGAGTGGTTGCGCGAACAAAGATTGAGGGCCAACAGGTCAAATCGCAAACACTACAACAAGGAAAAAGCGTATTACATTGCGAAAGCTCAGCTAAGGAGAGGAAGAACCAAGAACATCCTTCTTTCTGATTACCATAAGAGCCAAATCAAAAATATGTATGCCCGCGCCCAAAATAATCACGTAGACCACATCTTTCCTTTGGTTCATTCGCTCTTTTGCGGTTTGCACGTACCTTGGAACCTGCAGCATCTTGGCGCTAGGGAAAATATGTCTAAGGGTAATAGGGTCGAAGACAAGTATTATAGTATCCTCGGAGACGTGACATTAAGGTTTGAGAAAAAGGGGTTGTGATTTTTTTTATTTTTTTTATTTGCCCGCAAGAAAGAAGTACGCCTATTTTCTGAGAAAGGGGGTGGGTGCTTGCGCGGACGCTCCGCCGTTGTTTCCAATCGTGAAAATGTGTTTGAAAATTGAAGAAACTCTCCCCCCCGCCTTCTCTGTGTTTTCTTAGGTCGCGTTTTTTGACAATGGGTGGGGGTGTATCCTAGAAAAGTATTTTATTTTCTTTTCGATTAGCTATTGACTCGGGGTCTCGTGTCCCTATACTGTAAGCATAATGAAGAACACAGAAAAACTAATCGCCGACGCAATCGACCACCTCACTCAGTGCAGCTATACACATAACCGCCTACTAGGTGAGACACCTAGCCGCCTCGCCTTAATCTTCGGCGTAAAAAAAGTTGCGATCATGGAAAAAAACTTCAGCAATCGCTTGACAATCACATCAAAATAACCATACTGTATAACATGAACATAACACATAACACATCCGCTCCAATTAAAACTGCTCAACTTGACCTAGTCCGTTGGGTTGAAATCCTAGAGATCGACTCGCTTCGCGGCTTCG